CAAAATAGTTGTTGTCGCTATTGTTAAACAGATAGGCAGTGCCGTTGAGAAACGCGCAATCAAGTTGCTCAAACATATTCAACGAGGTGTTTGCCGTCGCGTCGCCGCCCAGCCGGATCAGGCCGCCGGTGCCGCCTGTTACTTCAAAGTGACGGCTGCTCAAGTTGCGGAAATAACAGTTTTGCGTATCGCGCGCCTCGCCCAGTGTGGCCACTACGCCGACATCAAGGCCAACCGTTGTCGGGTTGTCAAAATGCAGGTTTTCAAACGTGCCTTTGCGCCATGACAGCACTTGCAAGCCAATAGCCGCGCTGTTGCCGCAAGCAATGTAAAGGCCAGTCGCGCCGCCGCCGCCGCACGCCTGGTTGGCAGCACCCACCGGGCTGGCAAACTGCAACACCGTGCCGCCGGCGCTGCCCGCCCAGATTAGCTTGGCCCGCGCGCCTGCGCCTTGCGATCCCACGTCGTGCGAAGTGTCGCTGCCCGCGCCTTGCAGCGTGATGTTGGGGGCATCCACCACAATGGTTGATGATACTGTGATGTCGCCGTTGATGAGGATGACCGTGGGGCGCCCGCTGACTTTGGCCGCTGTGATCGCAGCGGTCAGGTTCGCGTAGTCAGCCACGGAAATGGTTTCGAGCATTTTGGTTTGCGCGGTACGCAACACAGCGTTTGCGCCTGCCGGTTGAAAGCCAATGTTGTTGACCGCTGCGCGTTTGGTGACGCCGCTCTGCACGACCGGCATCTCCTCAGTGCCGGCCAGCGGAACTGTGGCTGCGGGAAGTTCGGAGATTTTGACGTTAGCCATCGTCAGTAGTTCCCTGCGAAAATGTTGAACCGCTGGCGCGTTGCCACGATGCTGTAAGGCATGGACATGATGTCGTCAGGGTTGTTGATGCGCTTCAGGTTGCGCTTGCTGGTCATGGCAATCCGCTGCACCTGTGGGCTTGGTTCGACGCCGAATTCTGGCGCCATCTCGCAAGCCAGATTGTAGCGGAACGCCCGCAGATAACCTGGCGGGAATGTCAGTTCGGTTGCCAGCAGCGCGGGCTTGGTCAGTTCCTCAACAGAGATGAAGTGCCATTCCAGCGCGCGCGTCGGGCGCGGGTAGATGTACATCTCGATGTCGGGGAACGTGTTGTTGACGAAAATCACTTGCGGGAACGTTGAGGTCACGGTCTTGACCGCGATCCCGTTGTACTGCTGCTGGTTGATGAACTTGATGCCGTAGCTGATGCCGGTGCTGGCGTCGCGGAAGTAAGTGCTATCATCCAGCAACACCGGGCGGTTGCCGACGAAGTCGCCGGTTGGCCCCAGTGTGCGCGACAGCAGACCCGCGGGCCATGTGAACACCTGATCCTGCGTAGCAAAGACCGACAGCCGTTCTGTGTTCCAGCTATCAATCATCTGGTTCATGGCGGCCAGCGCGTCTTGCGACGTTTCGGCTGACGGCGTTTCACCTTCAGCCAGGACACCCAAAAGCCGCAGTGACCCGTTGATGATGTCGCCGGCGCTGGTCATTGGTCAGTCTTCCTGCTTTGCGCGGGGGCGTCCGCGCCGCTTTGGTGCCGCCATCTCGTTGACGATATCATCCTCGTCATCGTCCGTCACCACAGATGACGTGACCACATCATAGCGTTCCCAGCCATCCATTGCATCCAAAATCGCTTCCTCATTAGAGATCGCAACCTTGGCGCCGTGCGCCGGGTGAACCATGTAAATGACGGCCATAGAAAATCCTTAAAATGGGCGGCCCGAAGGCCGCCCACTTCGTTAGGCGCAGTGGATCAGCGCAAAGTTGAGTACAACCGCTTCCGACAGCGTGCCGCCGGAAATGTTACGCAAGCTGATGCTGACCGAACCGGCTGCCAGCGCGTTTGCAAACACGTTGTACGAGCCAGGGGTAGCCTGACCGCCAGAGATCGTGAGGACAACAGTGTCGTTGGTTGAGATCAGGCTGTTGTTCAGCGTGAACGTGGCGTTGGTGGCCGTAGCCAACGAAGCGTTGTTCATCGTGATGCGACCAGCCGACCGGTTCAACGTGACCGCCGTGCTTTTGTCCGTCAACTGCGTGACGGTGCCTTGCGCGGCGGCAGTGTAACCAAACTGTTCATCAGACAGCAAAAACTGCGCGCCGACGATGTCCTGATCGCTGAAGGCAACGCCGATGGGTTTGGTGTTAGCCATTGTCTTTCTCCTAAAAGGTAGCCCCGGCCCGAAGGCCGAGGCTGACCTCTATTACGCGACGCGGTACAGCGTCCACGCGCCTTCAGCGGACTTGCGGGCAAGCATGGCCGCGCCGGTCGTGACCGGGATGGTCATGGTCAGAGAACCCGACACAGTCCAGCCGGTGCCAGCGGCGATGACCGCGGTGCCGGACGACGTGCCAAGGTTGACCACGCGAAACATGAAGGACGTACCAACCTTTTCCGAGTTGGACAGAGTTGCTTCCAGCAGCGCCACGGTCGGCAGCGTGTAGGTCTGCGTGGTGGTGACGCCACTGTTGGCCAAGATCACGCCGTTCAGCACCTGAGCCGGAGTGAGCGTAGCAGCCGCCGTGATGGAAATCGGAAGCGGGATCGCGTCGATAAGCGGTTCGTTCAGGTTGCCATCGCCGACCTGATAACCACCGCCGCCATTGGGGAGAGCCATTGTATAATCCTTTCAAAGAAGTTGGCCCCCGGCGAACCGGGGGCCGGTTTCAGCTTAGCCCCAGACGCGGCAAGCCATCTGCGGACGGATCGTGCTGTAGCCGTACAGAACGTCGATGCGGCAAGGCATACGGTCGTTGTTGATGTCGTACTGACGAACGATACGCAGGCTGATGCCGTTATGCACCTGACGCGACGCCATATCGACACCCTGCGGCAGCAGAAGGTCGGCGGTAGCGAAGGTGATGGCGTCCTTGTGGTATACCAGGTTCTGCGCGTACTGGGTGCCGGCGGCCCCCACGAACACGACAGCCTGACCGTTGCCCGGCAGCGCGCTGACAGTGGCCAGAGCGTTGGAAGCCGAGTAGACCGGTGCGACGGTGATGTTGCCTTCGCCCGAGCTACCCAACGTGACGTTGGCCAGCGCGACGAACTGGAACAGCGAACCGGTGCTTTCACGGGTCTGCGGGTTCACAGCAAAGCAGCCGTTCACGGTGAACACGTCGCCGGCACGAACGGTGTTCGCGTTGCCAGCGCCGGTGATGGCGATGGTGGTGGCGCCTTCAGCCGTAACAGCCGCCGAGGTCGTGCCGCCGGTGGCGGTACGGGTGCCGGTGGTGAACTGCTTGATGGACTGCGACATGTTGATTTCTTCAAAACCAAGCACGCCCGTACCCATCATGCCGTTCTTGAACTGCTTGCTGATGGTGTCGGTTGGGTTGAACAGGCCCTTCATGCCTTCAACGAGGCCAGCGTTGGCAGCCGGGTTGACCGTCGCGTAGCGCGGCGACATCACGGCAGCGTTCTCGTTCAGCTTCTGCTGGGCCTGAAGCAGAACCAGCGAAGTGGACGGGGTGGTGCCGGGGGTGCCGACCGTGTTGCCGATGGTGGCGTAAGCGTTGGCCACGTCAGCGTCGATGCTGGAGGCAAGCTGCGAGATACGCGGCTTCAGCACGCGCTCTGCGAAGTCGTCCAACTGCATGGTCAGTTCGGCAGAAGTGAAGTTCACGCCGATGTGCTTCTGGG